CAAGATGTCCTAGACCGCACCAAAATTTTAGAACGCGACGGTAAGCCAAAATGACTGAGGTGCAAGACAGACAGCGGGGCATTCAAGCCGCTGCGATTTTGAATGACGATGTTTTTCAAGCCGCATTCAAGCAAGTCGAAGAAAAGATTTTCAGTGATTGGAAAATAACAACCGACACTGAACAGCGGGAGCAACTATGGCTAATGATGCGACTGCTCGATCAATTAGAAGCCACCCTGGGCAGCGCAATCGCCAACGGCGAAATTGCAACCCATGAGCTACTAAGGCTGAACCCCGACGATTCGGATTACAGCAAGTCACTTTATAGCCAAATTTAGGAGATCACCAAATGACAGAAGCGGCCAATCCGGCGCAGCCGGAAGCTGTAAACGTGTCTGACGTACCAAGTGCGTCGGCAGCAATCGAAGGCCTGTTGGAGCCTACCCCACAAGAGGAAGGGCAACCCGAAGCAGCCAACGATGCACCCGAACGAGCGGAAGTTCAAGTCGAGGCTACCCCGGAAAATGAACCGGAAGTCGAGGCGGAAGCGGACGTTGAACAAGCCACAGATGAGGAAGTAACCACAGAGGAAGACGCCGAGGCCGAGGAATATATGGTCGAGGTCACACTACCCGGCGGTGAAAAGACGGAAGTCGCGTTGGATGAATTGCAACGCTCATATAGCCGAGAGGCCGACTATACCCGAAAGACTGAGCGGGTTGCGGCGGAACGGCGGGAAGTGGCAGAGGAGCGCGACCAGATGCGCTCCGCATTTGAAGCTGAACGGCAACAGTATGTCCAGCAATTAGCTTATTTAGCCAACCAGGTCGATAAGGATTTGGTGGCTGACCAGCGAGTCGATTGGGAAGCCTTGAAAGAGGAAGACCCGATTGAGTTTGCTACCCAATGGGCTGATCATCAAAGAAAGGCGGAAGCGCGGAACGCTGCTCAATTCGAGTTGCAGAAAGCGCAACAGCAAGACCAGGCGCGACAGGCCCAAGAGTATCAAGCGATGCTTGCGGGCCAGCAACAACGCCTTGTCGAAGTCATGCCAGACTTTGGGGATCAGGAAAAGGCGCAAGCCAAAAAAGGCGAAATCCGTAATTTCTTGAAAGGGAATTATGGCGGCTTTTCTGACGATGAGATTGGCGGAATAGTGGACGCTCGTCATGTTCAATTGATCAATGACGCGATGCAATGGCGGAGTTTGCAAAGCTCCAAAGGCGCAGTCGAAAAGAAGCTGAAACCACTTCCAAAGGTCGTAAAACCATCGGCCCGAAAATCTAAGGCTGATAATGAAGCTGAACAAAGGGTTGCCAAAATTCAACGGGCTAAGCGTAGCGGGTCGATAGATGACGCCGCCTCTGTATTGGCCGATTTAATTTAGGAAACAACAAATGACGCAACCAACTAACACTTTTGATACTTACGATTCCATAGGAAATCGTGAGGAGTTGTCGGATATTATCTATTCGATTTCACCAACCGACAGCCCGTTTATGAGCATGGCAGCGCGTGGCAAAGCCGCCGCTACTTACTCCGAATGGCAAACGGATTCTCTCTCAGCCGCCGTCACCACCAATGCGGTGATTGAAGGCGACGAGGCAACAATGGACGCCAGTGTGGCGACCACCCGTGTTGGTAACTATTTACAAATCAGCGACAAAACAGTTACCATTTCCGGTACTGAGGAAGTCGTAAACAAGGCCGGCAGAAAATCAGAAATCGCCTACCAAATTGCGAAGAAGGGTAAAGAACTCAAACGCGATATGGAAGCGGTCCTGACGACCAACCAAGCCCAGGTTGCTGGTAACAGCACCACGGCGCGGAAACTTGGTTCACTCGGTTCGTGGATCGCGACAAATGACGTTCTCGGCTCTGGTGGCGCCAGCCCGACGGGCGACGGCACCGATGCGAGAACGGACGGCACTCAGCGGGCGTTCACCGAAACACTGTTGAAATCCGTTATCCAATCTTGCTGGACGGAAGGCGGCGACCCGACTTGCGTGATGACCGGACCGTTCAACAAAACTGTCGTTTCCAGCTTCACGGGTAATAGCACCCGTTTCGACAAAGGCGAAGATAAGCGGCTGGTTGCTGCTATCGATGTCTACGAGTCGGATTTCGGTGCTTTGGAAATCATCCCCAACCGTTTCTCACGCGACCGGGATGCTTGGGTTTTAGACAAATCCATGTGGGAAGTGAAATATCTTCGCCCGTTCCAACAGTGGGAATTGAGCAAAACCGGCGACTCTGAAAAGCGTCAAATGGTTGCTGAGTTCACCCTCTGCTCTCGCCAGGAAAAGGCTTCTGGGCTGATAGCTGATCTGACCACTTCTTAGATCACTCTAAGAAAATAACCTAATCGGAAGGGGGGCCATTTGGTCCCCCTTTTAGATTCCAGAACGCCATTTTTATGAAATGGTGAAGGAGACGTTATGCGTACATTAAACGATTATTTCATTCCGTTTTCGCTGTCTACAATTTCGACGGCGGGACAGGTTTATGTTCCCGTTCCCGACGATGGGAAAATCATCAAAGTCATCACCGCCCTTAACGGCACCATTGCGACGGCTGACGCCGACCTGACGATCAAGACGGCGGAAGGCACTGCCGGCACGATCACTGTCGCGTACAGCGGCTCGGCGGCTGGCGACGTTGACAGCGTTGAACCGACTTCCAACAACAACGTCTTGGAAGGCGGCACCATCGAAATTGAAACCGACGGCGCTTCCACCAATGCAGTTAGCATCGACGGCACAATCGTCATCCGGCGCTAGGAGAAAAAGTCATGCACCCCTATCCAGTTATTACAGTCGGTGCGGCGGGCGCTTTAGTAACTTCCGGCGCTGCTAGTGCCGAGGTTGCGATTCCTGATACTGCCGACGGCGAAACGGCCAAGGTTGTACGCATTGCGTCAACGGCTTTGGCTCACGTTAAGCCCGTCTTAACCGGCACCGCCGCCACGGCCAACGACACGTTAGTCGGCCCCGGCGATGCCGTTTATCTGCACGTTCAAGGCTATACGCACGTTGCGTATATCCAGCAAACGGCGGCGGCTAAAATCCAAATCTCTCCGGTGGAAAGTTAATCCATGAAACCAAATCTCAGTGACGGCCAGGTCCATACTCGTTTTCATTACGACGATACGACCGGCGCTCAGACGATTGAGCGAATTCAGAATATTGAGCCAATTCTTAACTCAAATAAGCGTGAGCAAACTTTCAGCGATAACGGCTATTCAAAAAGCCGAGATTTAAAAAAGATTGCTTCGATACCGATGGTCGTCATTGAGAAATGGATGAAAGATGACGGTGTTAATGTTCTGGCCCTAACCGGGCCTGAACGCACCAAATACTTTCGGAAGAAACTAAACGACAGTGATAATCGTTACCTGAGAACCGACAACGGATCGGGGGCTGTTCTTTGAGCGAACCCCGCGTTTGCGTCTTAGTCCCTTCCGGCGGTCATTGGGAAGCCGGGTTTGGTTACGATCTATGCAAGGCAATGGCATGGACAGCGTCTGCCGGCGTTTCGCTAAACTTATTCAATGTCCAAGGGTCGATCTTACCGAGCAATCGGGATCAGTTAGTTGCTGCCGGTAAGGAATCTGGCGCCACACATTATATGTGGTTCGATGACGACATGCGGTTTCCGAAAGATACGATTCTTCGGTTGCTGGAACGCGATAAAGAAGTTGTTTGCGCCAACTACCGGATGCGGAACACCCCAGAACAATTCACGGCATTCCGGCAGGGCGATGGGTATATATCGACCGCACCGGAAAGCGAGGGGTTGGAGCAAGTAACCAGCGTCGGCTTTGGCGTCCTTATGTGTAAGGCCGAAGCATTTGAAAAAATAGACCGGCCCTGGTTTGCGGTTGGCTTCGACCAATCAACGGACGATTACGTTATTGACGACGGTTTTTGTTGCATCAAATGGCACAGTGTCGGTGTCGAGATATTCATAGATCACGATCTATCAAAAGAGGTCAAGCATATTGCTACAGCGGAGTTATCGGTAGATGGCAATTACTAATTTTACAACCATATCGGCGGCGATAGCCGACTATTTGGACAGGTCGGACCTGACCAGCCAAGTGACTGATTTTATCACCCTGGCCGAGAACCGGATTTACCGCGACTTGCGAGTCAAGGCGATGGAAACGGCGCTGAGTGCTACGACATCAAGCGGCGTTATCGCTGTGCCGTCAGGATATATTGAGATGAAATACGCCTATCTCAATACAGCCCCGACGACGCCCCTGCAGCGGAAAGACCTCTCTTATATATATGAGAATTATCCAACGAGATCGGCTGACGCAAAGCCGGCATTTTATGCGCGGGAAGCCGGTAACTTTATTTTCGGCCCTTTCCCCAATTCAGACTATGCGGTCAAAGGCGTTTATTATAAAAAGCTGACCGCACTTTCTGGCTCTAATTTAACAAATTTTATCACTGACGATATACCTGGCGCACTCTTATTCGGGGCGCTGGTCGAGGCCGAACCATTCATCCAAAACGACGAGCGTTTACCAGTTTGGGAGACTAAATATAACCAGATAATCAGTCAGGCCCAAGCTCAAGATGACGATGAGGCTTTGAGCGGTTCGCCCCTGGCTGTGGTGGCCGCTTAATGATCCCGTTTGGCTCATACACCCCTGATCTGCCGGCGTTTAATAACCCCGGCGCGACGATTGCCGACGGCGTTATTCCGACGGCTATGGGGTATAGAGAACTCGGTTCTTTATCGGCATTTAGCACCACGGCGCTGACGAACACCTGTCAGGGCGTCGGCGCAGGGCAAGCCAGCGACGGCTCGGTTAGTATATTTGCCGCCGACGATACTGATCTTTATCGATTGGTTGATACCGCATGGACTAGCACCAACTCAGACTATTCAACATCAGAAGATTCGGTTTTTAGATTTAGCCAATTTGGCGATTTAATGATCGGCACGAACTACGATGACTCGCCGGTTAAGTGGACGCTTGGGACGAGTTCAAGCTGGTCCGCGCTCGGCGGCACGGCGCCTAAAGCTCGGCACATCGCGGTCGTGCGCGGCTTTGTAATGATGGGGAATGTTGTCGAGGGCGGAACCGCGTACCAAAACCGCGTGAGATGGTCGGGTTTAGATAACGCCGAGACTTGGACAGCCTCACAATCGACCCAATCCGATTATCAAGATTTTGTCGGTAACGGCGGCGCTGTAATGGGGCTGGTCGGCGGCGAGTATGGCATAGTGTTCATGGAGCGTTCGATTTTCCGGTTGGACTATCAGGGTACGCCTCTA